GTATCCAACTTGGATTTGAGAATGAACATGAAATCCCGTGTTTCTTACATCCCATTAGATCACATCACGATTATGGTCCTGTTTTAATTAATAGACCATATGCAGAGAAGTTGATGAGACTTTTTACATATGGTGATCAATATAACTTCTCTCACAGAATTCAGAATTATAAGTGGGGAAAGATGTTGGATATGCCAAATCGGACTATTGATTATTTTATGTGTCACTCAGGTAATACATACTGTATGCCATTGATTAGTGTCAATCCTCATATCGGTAGTTACGCTAAGAACATTGTAAGAAAGGACCGACCAGACTTGGAACTTGCCAGAAAGGCATATAATAAGTGGTGGACGGTTATGCGTGATGAATATACTCTTGAGGAGTTCTTTATGTACGGCAAACCAAATGATTATATAATCACTCCGAACGAACCTGATATTGATGATTATTATGTTTAACCATGTGTTAGAGTTTGAAAAACAAATTGCGGATTTTTATGGTGCTCCATATGCAATTGCAACCGATTCTTGTACTCATGCAGTTGAACTTTGTTTGAGGTTGCACCCCCCCATTGCAGGGGCTGTAGCTGTACCCAAACATACATATCTTTCCATTCCAATGACATTTATGAAGTTGGATATTCCCTTTATATGGACCCATCGTAAGTGGAGTGATATGTATACTATCAAGGGTACTAATATAATTGATGCTGCGGTTCTATGGGAACCAGATAGTTACCAATCAGATACCAATATGTGTCTGAGTTTTCAATTTAAGAAACATCTTGGATTGGGACGTGGTGGTATGATTTTAACAGATAATGAAAGTGATTATCATTATTTGAAGAAGATGGTATATGACGGTAGAGATTTAACAAAACCATGGGCAGATCAAGATATTGATACTATGGGATATCATTACTACATGACCCCAGAAACAGCTATTGAAGGTTTAAACAAGTTTGAATTAGTTAAGAATTTGTTACCACAATCTTGGTCATGGAAAGATTATCCTGACCTATCAAAATTAACGGTATTTCAATCAATTCCATGAAACATATAGAACCTAAGTGGAATATTGATGAATTTCGCAAGTTAGATTATACTCGCGCAACTCATAACGATCCCCTACTCGTTGCTGAATATCTATGGGCAGGACATGATAAGAATAAATTGTCAATATATAAGTATCATGAACCCAACCCCATGCCAAAGTGTATGGATTATATTAAGGAACACTTTTCCTTTTGGTCTGATGTATGTGTTGCAGTAAACCACTTTACACCGGGACAATATCTGCCCATACATACCGACTTATATGGAAGATATGTTAAAATGACTGGGGCATCACCCTGTTTTGTAATGCGATGTATGGTTATGCTCCAGGATAGTTCTCCTGGACAAATCCTACAGATCCGAGATGATTGTCATGGTAAATGGTCCGCAGGTGATTGTTTTTACTGGGACTATGATGCACCACATGCGTTCTACAATATGAGTATGGTTCCGAGATACGCAGTTCAAGTTACTGGTATTTGTAATGCATACCCGTTGTAAGATACCGAATATTGACATACACATCACTCATAGATGTAATTTCACTTGTGATAGCTGTTCTCATTTTGCAAATCACAAATTCACGGAAGAAATTACTTTTGATAACTTTAAAGAGTGGGTAGATCTCTGGAAAGATAAACTAGATCCAGATAACATTGGCATTTTGGGTGGTGAACCGTTCTTAAATCCTAGGGTTGCTGAGTATTGTGAATATGCAAGAAAATCTTTTCCTAACTCTAGGATTGAATTGGTAACAAATGCATTTGTTTTAAAGGATATATCTGAGACTCTTATTAAAAATGATATAGTGCTTGCAGTATCAGTCCACCACAATAGTTTGGAATATAAAAAAACTCTTGAAAAACAGAAGAAAATTATTGAGGGTTGGGGTGTAAAGGTAGAATATTGGAATAGTTTCCTACAATGGCAAAGGGTTTATAAAGGACATGGGGAAAATATTGAACCTTATGAAGATAATGATCCAGAAAGTAGTTGGAGTCATTGTCCTACTGGACAAAACTGTTTCCAACTCCATGAAGGTAAGATGTGGAAATGTTCTCCACTCGCTTTCTTGCCAATGATGAATGAAAAGTATAAACTGTCTGAAAAGTGGAATAGATACTTGGAGTATGTTCCTCTATCGTCAGATTGTACGGTTGAAGAACTACAAAACTTTATCAATCGTGGTGCAGAATCTTTCTGTTCCATGTGTCCAGCAAACTCTGATTATTTTGTAAAAGACATACCTTATGGGAAGTACGAATGAATGGGGGCAACTCCGAAAAGTAATTGTAGGTCATGCTGAGGGTGCGAGAGTTCCTGAGATGGATAGAACTTTACGTCTAATCAACTATGCAGATCGTGATGATGTTTCTGATGTTCCTTCTGGACTATACCCTCAACAGGTTATTGATGAAGCAAATCAAGATCTTGAATTATTGGTAGATCTTTTCATCCAACTTGGAATTGCAGTTGGTAGACCTCATTATGAACCCACACCATACTATAATTACTGTCCTAGGGATCTTGTATTTGTTCATGGGGATAAGACTTATGCAACGCCATCTCCCCTTAAGGCAAGACAATTTAATTTTGGATCTATTTCACATCATTTCAATCAGTTGATTCCTATCACTCCATCTTATGAGACGGGATTATATAATGACAACTGTGTGGGGAATAAAGATATTCTTGCATTGACGGAAGAATATCCTGCATTTGACGCTGCAAATATTATCAGAGCAAATGATGATATCCTCTATTTGGTATCTAATAGTGGTAATATAAAAGGTGCTGAGAAATTGCAATCACTCCTACCTGATGTAAAAGTGCATCTTTTAGAGGGAGTTTATAGTTATATGCACATAGATACTACAGTTGCATTTTTAAAAGAAGGTTTGCTCTTGGCAAATCCTCAAAGAATTAAAGATAAAGATGTTCTACCCGGACCATTCAAAGATTGGGACATTATTTGGTGTCCAGAACCTATTGACATTGGACACTATCCTGGGTATAATCATGCTTCAGAGTGGATAAATATGAATTTATTCAGTATTAACCCAAATCTGGTTGTACTGGAAGAACATCAAGAACCAACCCGAAAGATTTTGGAACAGCATAATATCGAGTGTGCTATGTTACCTATGAGACATGCCAGAACTTTGAGTGGTTGTTTTCACTGTGTTACCCTAGACGTAGAAAGAGATGACTGAACCAACTAAAATTCATCCATCAGGATTGAATATTATTGAAAACGAAAACGGATCTTATTCTTTTGAGTGGGACGATAAAGATGAACGTTGGAGTTGGATGAACGACTTGACGGACGAGGAAATTAAGGTTATTATTGAAGCTGCAATTGAGTACGAAGCTACTCGTCCAGTTGATGTTGAAACTATCGATGAGGTCTACGATGACGTATGAAAAACAACGCAAACAACGTCTAGATGATGTGGTGTTCGATTACATTCAAGATGAAAATGTTACTCCAAAACAATTTCATGATGACTTGATTCAAATTCTTAAGAGTCATGTTGACCACTATCAAGAACGTGTTTTGGAAGTTAACCGTATGATCTTTTTAGTCAACGGTGAAGGTCAAAGTCCAGACATGTCTAGATATAGTCAGTACGATAAATCTGAAATTGACGCTATGTGCCATGAAGCAGATCGCATCAATAAAGAAGATCTTAATTTGAATATACATGCCAATTCGCCATATAATGACGGTTGGACTCGGGAGTTCTATAAAGATGAAATAGAGCACTCTAAGTATTATTACGATAAGGATCGTAATCGTTGATTCCATGATAAAATTCTTTTAAAATACCTTAAGAACTAAAAGACTATGACTTTCAAAAGAGATCAAAAAGACCTCTGTAATCAAGAGGTAGAATCAATGGAAAAAGCTGTAGAAGATTCTGGAATTCAGGCTATCCATCCAGATAAACTGGAAGACTTTGCCGAGTATCTTGTCAGAAAACTGAAGTCATAGTAAAATTATCCTGTATTAGTATTTTTAAATGAAATTTATTGTTTACAGTAAAGAAGAATGCCCACATTGTTATCAGGTAAAAACTGTTCTGGAACTTTGTGGTATAGACTATACTACTTATGAATTAGGAGAAGATTTCAGTAAAGAAGAATTTATTGATAAGTTTGGGGAAGGTTCTACTTTTCCTAGAGTTATCTGTGACGGACAACTTATTGGCGGTGCAAAAGAGACCGTGGACTTTGTTGGATATCTCAAGACTAATTCGATAGTATGAACCCCAAGGTTGATGAACTACACATAAATAAAGGTGTAGAGCTATTATTGAGGAGAAAGACAAAATCTAAAAAACCGAAGACATTCCATCTGAAATTTAGTAAAATGATTTCTTTTTTTAAACGAGAAATTCATATTTACTTTGAATTTTTTACAGATATAAAAAAAAGAGGATAGAGCTATGGCCGCACCCGTAATTGCGATTTTCTGCATAATGACTTTTATGTTTCTCTTAATTGGGGGCATTATTGGTTGGCTTTGGAAAGATCATGTGATTTACTCCTCCGCAAATTTGGGATTTGTACATCCAGAAATGTTTGACGCAAATGGGAATGTAATTCCTGATGAAATTTTAGCAGTACGATTTGAAAACGATTATGACTACGACGAAGAGGACAACGACAACTAAACGTAAGTCCACTACTACTCGTAAACCTGCTGTGAAGAAATCATCGACTCCGAAGGTAGTTCTTACTCCTTCGTCGAGAGTCGATGAAATTCTTTCCGCAGTTGGTGAAGAGAGAACCAAAGTGAAGAAAACTAGTATTCTCCAACAGTATAATGAGAACTTTATCAAAGCAGTTTTGATCTGGAATTTTGACGAAACTGTAACATCCGATCTTCCCCCTGGAGAAGTACCCCTCACTCCAAAAGATGATCGTGAAGTAGAGGCCTCTACTATTCGTAAAGAGTGGGATAAACTTTATAATTTTGTGAAGGGTGGAAATGATTCTATGAATCGCCTTCGTAAAGAAACAATGTTTATTAATATCTGCGAACAACTCAATCCTAAAGAGGCAGAAATTCTTATCCTTGTAAAGGATAAAAAACTTGAAACAAAATACAAGATCTCCCGTGATATTGTCGAGGAAGCATATCCCGACATTCGATGGGGTGGTCGTTCTTAAGGTAAATTATGGGTAATTCAATAGTACTTCTTGAAAATTGTGATCCATCCGCAGCGGAAGACAAAGGTCTTCCTAGTAATTCGTATATGGTGACATATATGAATGGAGAAGAAAAACAATATGATATCACACAAGGTGATCAAGTTGCCATTTTCGATTACTATTGGGACAAGTACAAGAGTATGTTAGCATTAGATTGGACAAAAGGTTCAATCAATCCTAAATTGTACGGATACAAACCAGTAGAAGAAAAAAAGAGAAAAAGATGAGTGAAGGATTTAAGGGTTTCACTGAAAAAGAGGATCAAGAGCTTAAACTCAATATCCGTACCAGTGAAATCAGCAAGATTATTAAACAGTACAAAAAACTTAAGAAGTATAAAAAGTCTTCAATGCACGAAATTACCAAATTGAATGGTGAAGATACTACGATTGATAAACTTATCAAAGAATATGGTATCAATGCAGAAGCAATCGAAGACTGAGTACAAATGTTCGTGTTGATACGAAGACACTTGACTAAATAAGATATGAGGTCTATAATAGACCTGTCGTTCATCCGAGAGATCGGACGCAAGTAAGTCGCGGAACGGAGTCGTTCATCCCATGCTAGAACTGTTATTCTATACAACACTCACTTGTACTCAAACTGATGCTATCATGCTGAAGATTGAGAACAATATTAACCTTAGTAATACACTTAAGGTCGAGTTGATTGATACCCTCAAGGAATCATCACCAGAATGTGAGTGGTATTGGGACGCAAACGACTGAAGGAACGGGAAAAAACGGATCCATCGAAAGATGAGAAGGTTCAATTTTCACCCAACTTCAGGAGTACCTACAATGAATACACTAAACATGATTCGCAAGCAGATCAACAAAGCATCTGCAGTTCACAACGCACGAGTTCTTCACGCCGCTTATCGTGGTGTTGAGTATAATACACGTTGTGTAGAGAGTAAGGAAACCCATGGCACATTCTGCTATCGCGGTAAGACTTACACTAAGTGATTAGTAAACTTACTTAACGGAGAGGTTTTATACCTCTCTTTTTTTATGTCTGTAAAAACTAAATACTCATACGTTGCGAACATTTATGGATCTTCTCCAATCGCCTGATGAATACTTGTTTAACCTATACACAACAAGTTCATCCGAAGCTCGACGATTATGGAAAGACCGAATAAAAGAAAGTTGGGACCATAAATGTGCATATTGTGGTTCGGAAGAAAATCTAACACTAGATCATGTTGTTCCACATTGTAGAGGTGGAGCAGATACAACAAAAAATATTGTATGTTGTTGCAGTTCGTGTAACCAATCAAAGGGACACGAACACTGGAAGTTATGGTATGTCCAACAGGATTTTTATAACGAAGATAGTTTTAATAAAATAGAAGATTGGATGGAACCACCAGCACCAATTCTATATCGTATGAGAAGAAGAAAAAATATAAATTATTAACTTAGGTTGCGTGATCTCCCGTTTTTGTATAAAAAACAACAAACTTCATTACTTTGTGTGTATTTCATGACATTTTGACTATATAATGATAGAATTAAGGCGTACACAGATGAACTGAAAAAGCTCCAAATTTTTTTCATAATGACATCAAAACAAATCAGAGGTGGATATGCATAACCTTTTGTCCCGCGCTCAATTTAATGAATGGAGACATTTAGAACGAAGTCTAGATGATCTAAACCTAGAGGAACAAAAAATTAACGATTACTACGAATGTTTAATTGAATGTGATGTACTAAAACAACAGGAGTGTAAACGAGTATGCAAAAAGATTCTTGCTGAATAAATTTTGTTAACAAACCAAGATCGGACGAGGAGGGTAATGACACCCTCCTTTTTTTGTGGTAAAATAAATAAGAATACGCTTTTTCAATGCAAAAAGAAAAACTAAAACTAATCGTTAGAAATCTTAAATCACTGGTTGATCTCTTAGAGTCTGAAGTCTATTCCGATCCAGATGCCTATGTGGTAGAATCGGAGACAAACATATACACCACCAGTGACAACGATGACGACGGATACCCAGACTAGAAATTCCATGACAAACCAAATCAAACTTATCGCCCTGACTCAAGGTGCAGGTGAACTACTTGAGAAGACGGCGCAGGAAGTTATTTCGTATGTCGCTCGAGTGAGTAATCCAAACAATCAACTCAACTTCGACACTTCTGCAGGTCTTCTTAAGTACTGCATCAAACACGAACATTGGTCAATCTTTGAACAATCTTATATGACTCTGGAGATTAATACTACCAGAGCTATCGCAGCTCAGATCTTGAGACACCGTAGTTTTACATTCCAAGAGTTTTCTCAGCGTTATGCTGCGTCTACCTCTCTTGATCCTATTCAAATGCCTGCGTTCCGTCGTCAAGATACAAAGAACAGACAGAATAGTATTGATAACATTGATGAATTTGAAACTCAGAAACTAGAACTGCAGACACGGACTCTGTTTGACTCTGCAATTGCATTATATGAACAGATGCTTGAACGTGGCGTTGCAAAGGAATGTGCTCGCAATATACTCCCACTCTGCACGCCCACCAGAATCTACATGACAGGCTCATGTCGTTCATGGATCCATTATATCAATTTGAGGTCTTCCAATGGTACTCAGAAAGAACATATGGACATTGCAGAAGGATGTCGTGACATCTTTGTTGAACAATTCCCAGAGATTGCAGCTGCTCTTGAGTGGTAATATATAAAATAGTAGGTATTAAACATGTCCGTTTCTGTTATTTGTGCTTGTAGGGATAGAATCAAACCTTTGACGATATCCCTCTCTTCTTGGTTATTATTTGATCATATTAAAGAGATAATTATTGTTGATTGGTCTTCTAAGGAGGAGATTAGTCACTTAACAAAATTAGATGACAGGATCAAGGTGATTCGGGTCAACGATGAAGAATTCTTCAATCAACCTCAACCCTTGAATCTTGCTGCATCTATGGCTACGGGAGAGTTTATCCTGAAGTTTGATGCTGATCACATTCTTAACCCCTACTATAATTTCTTTCACGTTAACGGTATCTTTGATGATGAATCGTTTGTGAGTGGTGTAAACGATAAGGTCGGGGATGAATGTCTCCATCCTATCTGGGGACTCTTGTACGTCCGCCGAGAACACTTTGAGAAGGTCGGTGGCTACAATGAGAAGATGGGTAAGTACTATGCGGTAGAAGATGATGAAATCTCCATCAGACTCCAGGCCGCGGGGTATACGTGTTGTCCTATCGATATGCGTGTTCTGACTGCAATCCACATCCCACATAACGATGAGGTTAGAATCTCTAACTTTGAAGGATATGCAAAGGATCGCGAGTTCCTGGATGTCTTTGAGAAACAAACTGGACACTGGTACAAAGATCGCATTGATGAAGTGATCGCCCCTGGTATCATGGGTATTCTTAACAGTAAGGAACTCAAGAAGACTAAGTTCAAGTATCTAACTGAACAACATAAAGAAAAGAACATGGAGATCTTTGGTCTCAAAGAATATATCGACAAGTCTCGATATGACTATGGTGGTATTGACTTTGATCAACCAAACTTCAAGTTGTGTGATTGGAAAACCAAAGAAGTAGAACCAAATTACTTCATTGCTACAAAGAAAGAGAAATGAGTATATCAGTGATATCTGCCTGTATGAACAGGGTGGATCCACTATCCATTTCTATCCAATCGTGGGCAATGAATGACCAAATTGACGAAATCGTTTTTGTTGACTGGTCATCAAACAAATCTTCAGAACATCTCACTAAGATCAGCCCAAAGATCAAACGTGTGTATGTCCCGAATCAAAAATACTTTAATCAACCTCAACCGTTGAATCTTGCATTTAAGATTTCGAGTGGAGATAAGATCTTAAAACTGGATTCGGATACCATTCTAAATCCATACTTCAACTTCTTTGATGAATTTGAGATTGATGAGTTCAGTTTTGCCTCTGGTTTATATTCTCCTGGACACAAGTGTTTCCGTCCAATTTGGGGAACTATTTTTGTTAATAGAGAAAACTATGCAAAAGTTGGTGGATATAATGAAACAATGGGCGAGTTTGTCGCTTGGGAAGATGATGAGATTGTAAATCGTTTCTTGCTCTTAGGACTAGAACATCGTAGAATCCAAGCGTCGAGGAATACTATCTTCGCTATGCCTCATGATAACAAGAAGAGAATTGAAAACTTCAAAGCATATAATGAAAACAAAGAAATTGAAAAGAAGGTAAGATCTCTCATGGAAAAGAAGGGGTATGATATTGAAGATAATATCGACTATGCAATTCTTTCCCATCATACAATTTTAAACAATAAAAAGTTTAAAAGATACAAGGGAGATAGTTATTATGTTGATCCAATTGTGGACTGGAAAGTAGAACAGTTGGATGATCAAAACTATATCTGCCAAAAAATCAACACTAAATAATTTTGTAGTCCGAGATTTATTATGCCTACATATCCTGTAAAAAATTTGAAAACGGGTGAAGAACAAGAGTTATCAATGAAAGTTGCTGAGTATGATCAGTGGCGTAAAGATAACCCTGACTGGGACAAAGATTGGTCAAAAGGTTGTGCTGCTGCCCAAGAAGTTGGGGATTGGCAAAATAAACTTATCTCCAGAAACCCAGGATGGAATGATGTCTTGAAAAAGGCAGGAAGAGCTCCCGGATCCCGTGTAAAACCTCTCTAATCAACAATATATGCCAAGATCAAAGAAGTCAAACGGCGGAAACATTGGTGTTGGCATGAGTGCCAAACAAATGAGACGTAAGAAACCCATCAATAACGATTTGATGGTTGATATTAGTCCACTAACAGACAATCAAAAAAAATTCTTTGATGAGTATAAAGCAGGTAAGAACTTATTTGCTTATGGTGCAGCAGGTACTGGTAAAACTTTCATTGCATTATACCATGCACTAAAAGACGTTCTTGATCCCGAAACTCCATATGACAAAGTTTATATCGTAAGATCTCTTGTATCTACCAGAGAGATTGGTTTCCTTCCTGGAGATCATGATGATAAAGCTGCTCTTTACCAAATTCCCTATAAGAATATGGTAAAATATATGTTTGAACTCGCTTCAGATTCTGACTTTGAGATGTTATATGGAAATCTCAAATCACAAGAAACTATTTCATTCTGGTCAACATCATTTATCCGAGGCACTACTCTAGATCGAGCAGTGGTTTTAGTTGATGAAATGCAAAACTTGAATTTTCACGAATTAGATAGTATAATAACAAGGATTGGTGAAGACAGTAAGATTGTATTCTGTGGTGATGCCACTCAAACCGACCTTACTCGATCCAATGAAAGAAATGGTATTCTTGATTTTATGAAAATTATTCGTGCGATGGAATATGATTTCTCAACTGTAGAATTCGGTACTGACGATATTGTACGTTCTGGTCTTGTTAAGAACTACATTGTCACTAAATTAGCAATGGGTATGTAATGTTTGAACATCTTGATTATTTGAAAGATGAAGTTGATTTAAATGCACAAAATATTGAAGGAACTCGTTTTTATAAAGTTCCTTCAGGTAAGTTGTATCCTTCAATTACCTCTATCACCAGTTTCTATGGACGCCAAACGTTTATAGATTGGCGTAAGAGAGTTGGTAATGAAGAAGCAGATAGAGTTACTCGTATTGCTACTACCCGTGGAACTAAGTTTCACGATCTCGTTGAGAAGTATATGCTCAATGAAAACGTAGACGATTTCAAACCACTACCATCTACAAAGTTTCTTTTTCTCAAGGCCAAACCCTTTCTAGACCGTATAAATAATATACACGCTTTAGAAAAATCACTTTACAGTGATTACCTTGGACTTGCGGGTCGCGTTGATTGCATCGCGGAGTACGAAGGAGAACTCGCAGTCATTGACTTTAAGACATCTAAGAAGATCAAACCTGAAAAATGGGTTGAGAACTACTTTGTTCAAGAAGTAGCCTATGCTTGTATGTATTATGAAATGACTGGAATTGCAGTCGAAAAATTGATTACCATTATGGTAGCTGATAATGGAGAATGTCACGTCTATGAAAAACGCAACAAAAGTCACTATATTAAACTTCTTACCAAGTACATCCGAGAGTTCGTCGAACATCACGCTTAATCTTATGCCAAACACTGAAAAAGTAGACTCACTAATAAAAGAAAAGTTTCTTTGCCAGTCAAAATTTGCACAAGACATTGAACATTTGGTCGCGACTTCAAGGATTAACTACATCGAAGCAATCGTAACTTATTGCGAAGAGAATGGTATTGAGTTTGAATCGGTAGGCAAACTAATTTCAAAACCCCTAAAAGAAAAACTTAAGTGTGAAGCGACTGAACTTAATTTTCTTAAAAGAACCAGTCGTGCTAAATTAACTTTCTAAATGATGACACCGCTAGATGTTTATAAGACATACCTAGCATTCAAAAATCATTTCACTAAAGAAAATTATGATTACTTTCAATATTGTGGAAAGTCTCGCGCCTCTAAGGAGGCCTTCCACAAAAGAAAGGATAGATATTTCTTTGAACGCATGTCAAGGAAGAAAAGTGATGATGAAATCAAACAGTATTTTCTTGCCAACTTTGTTGAATGTAATGATCCCAGTAGACTGTGGATTGGTGAAATTATTGAATCAGGCGAGTCTAATTACCAAAATTGGTTAAAGAGATCTCAGAGTCTCACATATCTGTTTAAGACTGAAGTAGAAGTCTTTATTAACAAAAAGAATTTTGAACAATTATTTAAAGTAGACGGAACAAATCATCCAGAAATTCTCAAGAAGTATTTGCAAGGTGCAATCTCCATAGAAACTATGGTGATTCTTAATTCGATTCTTGGATTCGCTCCAAACTTTGATAAAAAACTAATAGATCCTGTTTGGGAAACCACTAGTTTGCGTCTGAAAAAATATCAGTCTTTCCTAAATAATGATAGTAGAAAATTTAAAGAAATACTAAAACAAGTAGTGTTATGAGCGAATTTTTCGATTCAGATATCGTAAAAGAACAAGTTAAGGAAATGGAAGATCTCCAAAGAGAGATCGTAAAAAAGACAATGCAAAGTCCATACATGGATGCTTCCGAAAAAAGGGAACATGTTGGACTTATGAAACAATTTTTAGAAAAACAAAAAAATCTATGTTTCAGGATCCAACTTTCTAAAGATCCACAAGCTATGGAGATGCATCAAAGAATCAAAGAAGCTGCAATGATGTTAGGGATGGATCCTTCTGGTGGCATTAATGAGTTCTTTGAAAAAATGGATGAAACGTTAACCTACCTGGAAGAAATTGCAGACGAGTAAAAATGGGACATCAGTATATTATTACATCTTCTTATTGTTATCACGATAACAGGATTGTGGATATGTTTTTCATCAATGGTATACCATTTACTTTTGATGATATAACTAGAATGCAAAAAGATGACCCATATATTCAAGTCGAAGCTGATGGAAACCAAACCTATACCATGGAGGATATGTATAAAGCCTCCGTATATTTGGTTATGGAAGAGTGCCATCCACTCATTTTTGAGTTAGACTTGAAGAACCCGGAAGAACTTCCGAAGAATTAAAACCAGGGCTTGACATCCCTTCTTGCTATCGGTAAGATAAAGTCGTCCCAAAGGCCAAATCCCACCAAATACGGAGAATACAAACATGTCTTTCGCAAATCTCAAGAAACAATCCCGCTCTGGTTCTCTGACCGAGAAGTTGATTAAAAAGGTCGAGAAACTGAATAGTGGAGAGAAATCTTCTGATGATCGCTTCTGGAAACCTGAAGTGGATAAGGCAGGAAACGGTTATGCTGTAATTCGATTTCTACCCGCACCTCAAGGGTGTGAACTTCCTTGGGCACAAGTTTGGAGTCATGCATTCCAAGGCCCTGGTGGTTGGTATATCGAAAACTCTCTAACCACATTGGGACAAAAAGACCCAGTATCCGAGCACAATCGTACCCTGTGGAACAGTGGTCGTGATTCCGATAAAGAAGTTGCTCGTAAACAGAAACGTAAACTTGCACACTACGCTAATATCTACGTTGTCACGGATCCTACGAATCCACAAAACGAAGGTCGTGTGTTCCTTTACAAGTTCGGTAAAAAGATTTTTGATAAGATCAGTGAGGCAATGCAACCTCAATTTGTAGATGAAGAGGCAATCAATCCCTTTGACTTCTGGGCTGGTGCTAACTTCAAACTGAAGATTCGTAAGGTTGAAGGTTATTGGAACTACGACAAGTCTGAGTTTGCAGAACCATCCGTTCTTCTTGACGATGATGATGCGCTTGAGAAGATGTATAACAACCTCAACGACTTGAATGAGTTCTCTGATCTAAAGAACTTTAAAGACTATGCTGCTCTTCAGAAACGTCTTGATTATGTCCTTGGTAACAAAGGTGTTCCCAAGATGCAAGATCAGGAGACCCAAGAGGAAGATGCACAGTGGGAACGCGAACGTAAGGGAGACTTCTCTGAGTCTCAGTCTTATAACGCACCTGCAGCTGCCAGTAGTGGTGGTTTCAATGATTCTGACATCACACCATCATCATCAACTGAAACCGATGAAGATGCAAACGACGCACTAAGTTACTTCCAAAAACTCGCAGAATCCTGACCTTGTGCAAACTCGGTTAACTATTCAATAAAATACTAGAAAGGAGGGTGTTATTACCCTCCTTTTTTTTATACTCCAGATAGTTTAGGATTATATGCTCTAGTTAGTTTGGAATTGACACTTGTACTTAAGTTCTTATCATATCTCATTGCCTTTCGTAAATCATCTTTGATTAGAGTTATATATTCCGGTCTTGGAAGTCGAAGCAACCTCTTCTCTTCATTATTTTGAACTTCATATTCATAGTTAGTTACTGGTTTTGCAATTGTAGAACCTTTCAATTCCTGAATTACTCCATCGTTATCCATGTATTCAAATGCTTTTGTGAGTTGCAATTCCCAGTTTGTTCCACTCCATCTGTAGACTTTATTATTAGATTGGTAAACATCTCCAACTTTTGTTTGAACTACAGAGTCGGGTTCAATATCAAATGATACTGAAGGAACTTCATAATAATTTGTACCTGGATCTATTATAGTTACTCCTATTACTTCACCATCTTTGAATGAAGTAATACCAGCTGCTGACCTGAAGGTAGGTGGAAGTTCAATGGTAACTACAGGAGCAACAGTATAACCGAAACCTGCTTGAGTAATATCAAATGAGGTTACATGGAAACCATATGTGCCTTGAGTTATGATTGCAGTTGCTGCAGCACTTACGGCAGTAAAAGGTTCTGCAATTGTTACCACGGGTGCAGTAGTGTAACCAAATCCGGTTTGAGTAATGTTAATACTCTGCACTCTTCCTAGACTATCAAGAGTAGTAAATGCCTGTGCTTTTGACCTATTACTATATTGTCCCACCATATTATCAACTCCCCCAATAATCCAAATTACTTCTTTATCATCATCTTTTACGAAAATGTCAGTAGGTTCGGGGACTTTGTTTGCAATGTAGACAGTTTCTGTATTGGTTATTGAACTAAGATCATATGCAATATCAAGATCAAATCCGTGAACTGATCCAGAATCTTGACCAACAACATAAAGTTTTTTACCATCATCACCAAAACTAAATCCAACTAGATCAAAGTCTTGAATAAGACTTCCAAGTTGTGTAGTTGATGCTAATGATGGACTTGAAATATTATATGGGTTAGTAAGATTAAAAGTCTTGATACTATCTGGATTATTACCATCCAAAATGAACATCTTCAAACCATCTCCACTGAACCTAACTCCACCAGGAGCATCTAGAGTGAAAGAGGTGGAATAGATTGCAGTTGTAAGATCCCAAGCAACAACTAACTGATAGTATGCAACCTTTTGTGTTCCACTTTGGCCACCAGTTACAAATAATGCACTACCATTGTTTGTAACATCAATACCATTACAGTAAGAAAACTGTCCACTAACATCTAAAGTTGGGCCTGCTACAACGGTAGCAATATCCCATGGAGTTGAGAGATAGAACTCTTTAACTTGATTGCTACCAGACATACTAGTAGTATAGATTTTATAACCATCTGGTTTGATTGCCATACCATCGACATCACTACCCAGACCGATTGGAGATTTCTTGGTAAATCGAGAACCAACAACATAGTTTGGAGGTAAACCCACAGAAATC